AGTCTCATGTCAATGGTCAGCGAGGATCTATTAGATCTTGATTGGAAAGATTACGAAGGTGTGATAGGACAAGATCCTATTACGCATAAGTATGAAGTGCAATTGAATCGACGACTGCACTGGTTTGATACGAGAGAAGAAGCTGAGCATTACTTGAAAATGAATAAAGTATGAGTCAAGACTTTTATTTGGGCAACCCTAACCTTAAGAAGGTAGGGACAGAAATACAATTTACTAAAGATCAAATACAGGAATACCTTAAGTGTAAAGAGGATCCTGTATATTTTGCTATGACCTACATCAAGATTATATCTCTTGATGAAGGTATAGTCCCATTTAAAATGTGGGATTTTCAACAAGAACTTATAGAATCATTTCACGAAAATAGATTTAATATAGCAAAACTACCTCGACAGACTGGTAAATCTACTACCTGTGTGTCATATCTTTTACACTATATACTTTTTAATGATAACGTCAATGTTGGTATTCTTGCTAACAAGTTATCTACTGCTAGAGATCTACTTGGTAGATTACAACTAGCATACGAACAATTACCAATGTGGTTGCAGCAAGGTATTGTCGTATATAATAAAGGAAGTATGGAGTTAGAGAATGGATCAAAGATTCTCGCTGCATCTACTTCAGCATCTGCTGTCAGAGGTATGTCGTTCAACATCATCTTCCTCGATGAGTTTGCGTTTATACCTAACCATATTGCAGAGCAATTCTTTAGTTCCGTTTATCCTACTATTACTTCTGGTACATCCACAAAAGTCATCATTATTTCAACACCCAACGGAATGAACCACTTCTATAAGTTGTGGGTGGATGCACAGAAAGGTAGAAATGGATATGCTTGGAACGAAGTTCACTGGTCTAAAGTGCCAGGCAGAGATGCGAAGTGGAAAGAGACAACTATAGCAAATACATCTGAACGACAGTTCACGCAGGAGTTTGAGTGCGAGTTTCTAGGATCTGTTGATACATTGATAACAGCAAGCAAACTTAGAACACTGACTTATGATGACGTAGTAACAACTAATGGATCTCTTGATGTATACGAACAACCAATACCTAATCATGATTACATTATATGTGTTGACGTATCTCGTGGTCTAGCACAGGATTACTCTGCGTTTGTGGTAATTGATATTACGCATGCACCTTGGAGACTAGTAGCAAAATATAGGGATAAAGATGTAAGACCTATGCTATTCCCAAACATCATCTACAATGTAGCAAACAACTATAACAAAGCATATGTTTTGACTGAGGTAAATGATATAGGAGAAGCAGTGTCTGCTAGTTTATTCTATGATTTAGAATATGAAAATGTATTGATGTGTGCTATGCGTGGTAGAGCAGGGCAAATAGTCGGACAGGGATTCTCAGGTAACAAAGTCCAGATGGGTGTAAAAATGAGCAAGACTGTCAAAGCACAAGGATGCTCTAACCTCAAGACACTGATAGAAGATGACAAGTTACTTGTTAAGGATTACAACATTGTATCAGAGTTGACTACATTCATACAGGTTAAGCAAAGTTTTGAGGCAGATGAAGGATATAATGATGATCTTGTAATGTGTTTAGTTATCTTTGCATGGTTAGTTCAGCAGGAATATTTCAAAGAGATGACCGATCAGGACATCAGAAGACGCATATATGAAGAACAAAAGAATGCTATTGAACAAGACATGGCACCATTTGGTTTTATAGATGATGGACTAGAGCAAGAACAAGAAATAGACAGTCAAGGTAACATATGGAGGATTGATATGAATGAAGAAAACCAAGAGAAATGGAAGTTAGATGAGTATGGAGACATGGCAAGTCTCTGGGAGTATCGCTAAAGAACAAGCTTTTTCTAAATAATATTAGACAAAAATTGTTATTACATCAGGAGTAAATACATGGCTAGCACGCTTCTATCGCCAGGAGTTGAGATCCAAGAGAGGGATCTGACTGTCGGGTCGATTGAGACGGTTGAAGTAAACGTAGGAGGAATAGCGGGTGCCTTTTCTAAAGGACCTGTTCTTAAACCAGTTCGTATTTCATCGGAATCTCAACTAATTGAACAGTTCGGTGAACCAACCGATAGTAATGCATACGAGTGGTGGACTGCTGCAAGTTTCTTACAGTACGGTGGAGTTCTTGATGTTGTTCGAGTATCTACAACTGGACAACTAACTGCATCTGACGACAACGTAACATCTCCTTATACACTTTCTATTCCAACAGTAGAAGTATATGAGTCAACTTATGCTAACGCTGCATCAAACCCATTTAAGTGGGCAGCAAGAAGTCCTGGCGTTTCTTCAAATGCTATTAAAGTTGCAATTATTGATAAAGGTGCTGATGTAACTCTCTCACTTGACGGTGCATTATCCGTAACAACTATAGGCACACAAGTTCAAACTGCATCTGGATCTCCAAATGGTGCAAAGTCTGGATTCATCTACGATTGGGATTCAGTCAACAATAAAGTCTCCTTAATTACTTCTGATGTTTGGGTTGGTGGTTCTGGTGGTGATATCATTGAGAATGGTGTTACTGACCTTAACGTAACTGAAGGTGGTGTATCAGAATGGTATGATAGTCAAATTGCATTCAGTGGTGTAAGTTGGGCATCAATCGCTCCTAGACCTGGCACTTCTCCTTACGTTGCAGAACGTGGTGGTGCTAATGATGAAATGCATATTGTTGTATATGATTCAACAGGAGTTATCACTGGTAAACCAAATACACTATTAGAAAAGTTCACATATGTGTCAAAAGCAAATGATGGTAAGACTGCATCTGGTGCTGTAAACTATTATCCTACAGTTGTTCTTAATAAATCTCAGTATGTATATTGGGGTTCTCATGAGAACGATGCTTATGACGTAAGTGGAAATGCTGCAATTACTTCTCTTGCTAACTTCGGTGGCACAGATAATAAAGGAAATCCAAGCACAACTACATTTGATTTATTCTCATCTGATTCAGCTAACAGAAGTTATACTTTTGTAAAGGGTGCTGAAACATTAGTAGCAACCTCTGGACAAATTCAAACAGGTTTAGAAGAGTTTAGGGATACTGAAACTGTAGACATTGATTACCTACTTATGGGAGGAGGAGATGCAGGAAGTAAAACAAATTCTCAAGCAATTGCTGCTACAGTTTTATCAATCGCTTCTTCTAGAAAAGATACTGTTGGTTTCATCTCCCCTTACTATGGAGACGTCGTTGGAGTTACATCTTCAGCAACACAAACTCAAAACGTGGTAGATTTCTATAAGAACTTGCAAGCAACATCATTCGGTGTGTTTGATAGTGGTTGGAAATACATCTACGACAGATTTGCTGACAAGTATCGTTACGTTCCTCTTAACGGAGACGTTGCAGGATTATGTGCAAGCGTAACTGCAAACGGTACTCCATGGTTCTCTCCCGCAGGATTGAATCGTGGTGCAATCAGAGGTGCTGTAAAACTAGCATTCTCACCAACTAAATCCGAAAGAGATACACTGTATCAAAAAAGAGTCAATCCAGTAACCAGTTTACCTGGTCAAGGTATTGTTCTTTTCGGAGACAAAACTGCTCTCGCTTCACCATCTGCATTTGATCGCATCAATGTCCGTCGTCTTTTCAATGTGATAGAGAAGACTATCGGCAACGCTGCGAAGGGAGTCCTTTTTGAACTTAATGATGAGTTCACACGTAACAACTTTAAGAATGTTGTTGAACCATTCCTTAGAGGCATCCAAGCTGAAAGAGGAATTACAGACTTCTTAGTTGTGTGTGATGACACCAATAACACTGGTGCAGTCATCGACGCGAACGAATTTAAGGCAGATTTCTTTATCAAGCCTGCACGTTCAATTAACTTTATCACACTAACCTTCATTGCTACACGCACAGGTGTATCATTTGAAGAAGTAACCCCTCGCAGATAACTAACGGAGCAATTTAACAATGGCAAAGAAAGGATTAGGTTTACTTACTTTCCAATCGGCAATCAAGGGCGGGGTTCGCCCTAACCTGTTCTCAGTAGAACATGGATTCCCACAGGGAGTATCAGACCCAACAATTGACGGAACTGGAAAACCAGAAGAGTCAGTAACATACATGTGTAAAGCAGCAGCACTTCCTGCAACAAACGTAGGAACTGTTGAATTACCATTCAGAGGTCGTGTACTTAAAGTGCCTGGCGACAGAACTTATGAGACATGGACTGGAACATTCTATATGGATGATGCATTTGAGTTACGTGCAGCATACGAAAAATGGATAGAACTAACAAACGGTGTAGGTGCAAACGTTGCAACTGCAGGAATAAGTAGTGACGCTGATGGTATTCTTAAGAATATTAAAGTCGATCAACTTACTAAGTTTGATGGTGACGGACAGAACTTAAAGGTAATTCGTCAATACGAATTATTCTCCGCGTTCCCTGTATCTGTTTCTCAGGTATCAGTTGCATATGACAACAATGATTCTTACGAAGAATTCGATGTTGAGTTTGCATATCAATTCCACACATCAAAAGCAGTAGACGTAGGACAGGCAGGAAACGATACCCTCGTTTAGAAACCCGCCTAAATAGTAAGGATAAGAAACCACAATTATTATGGCAGAGTTATTCGGTTTCTCGTTTAAGAAGAATCAAGAGAAGAGTCGTGCTCCGTCTCCTATCCAACCATCTTCTGACGATGGAGCTACGAGTTATATTGCAGGAGGTTACTATGGTCAGTATCTTGACCTAGACGGTAACTTCAAGACTGAGTATGACATGGTGAAGAAATATCGTACGATGGCGATGCATCCAGAAGTGGACAGTGCCATCGAAGATATTATACATGAGGCAATCGTTGCTGATCA